GGTAATTCGCACCCCGAGTTATCGCTAGGGTGTGGGTGGTTGGCATAGTGAAATCGAGCGCCAGCCTGCGGGGTGCCATGCCGGTGACGGCGGCATTTATCGATCAGCTACGGGATGCCTTCGGGGCCGATGCGATCAATCGGCAGATCAAGGCCGGCATCAATGGCGCGGAAACATTCTTCGCCGCCGAAAACGGTGTCGAGATCGGATCGCGCCCGGCGCCTGGTATCTCAATCAACATGCGCGAGGCGGCCATTTCGTCGTTTGCGCGGAAGGTTCGCTGATGAAACTCGACGTAAAAGTGTCTGGAATGAACGAGACACGGCTGGCCCTGGCTGGCTTATCCAGAAAAATCCCGGTCATTGTCAAACGGGCGCTGAATGATGCGGCCTATCTCGGCTCTAAAACGACTGCCGAAGAGATCAGCAAGGTCTTCGACCGTCCGACGCCGTGGGTAAAAGGTGGCGTGCGCTATGTCAAAGCGCGTGACCACAAGCTCGAAGCATCGATCGACCTCGATAAATGGGGCAACAAAACCGCTGTTTCGGTCGATATGGTGCTGGCCGCCGAGATATTTGGCGGGCAACGCCGTCTGAAACGCCATGAACGGGCGCTGCAGAGCCTACGCGTCCTGCCGCCGGGCTATGCCATCGTTCCGGGCGCCGCCGCCAAGATCGACGCCTTCGGCAACATGGCCGCCAGTCAGATCCGACAGATCCTTTCATGGTTTGGCGCAGCTCATATGACCGCTGGCCCGAATGGCAACATGACCGCCCGCCGCAAGGCCTCGCTGGCCAAGGGAAGCCGCCGCACCGGCGCGGTCGGCTTCGAATACTTCGCCGTCGCCCCGGGCCAGCGCCGCCAGTTCGCCCGGTCGAACGGCAAGAGCGGCAGCCATGCCATGCAGCCCGGCATTTACCAGCGGGTATTCCTCGGTCACGGCACCGCCATCCGCCCGGTGATGATCTTTGTCAAAGTCCCGAGCTATAAAAAGCGCCTCGACTTCTACGGCATCGTCGAACGCGCCGCGCTCCCCGAGTTTGATCGCGCCTTTACGGCCTACACCGACCAGTTCATTCGGGAGCGCGGCCTGTGAGCTACATCAATTACGACGACATCGTCGACCAGCTGCAAGTCGGCGGCCTGCGCCTCGACACCGTCAAGACATCGCGCGGCGGCATCACCGTCGGCCAGCTGGTTGTCGACAGCACCTCGCCGGTTCGCTGCGATACCGAGGCCAGCAAGGAAAAGCGCGGCTGGTACTGGATCAGCGTCGTGCAGTTCCCCGACGCCGATGGTCGCCTCGAAGACTACCTCATCGGCTCCTACGGCATCTATCACGGCAACGACAACGGCAAGCAGAACCTCAAGCTCAAGCGCGATGGCCGGCCGTCACTCAGCCCGGCCGAGCGCGATGCCATGCGCACCCGCCTCGAAGCCCAGGCCAAGCGGGCCAAGGCCCTGCGCGCTGCCGAAGCCAAAAAAGCCGCGCAGGAAGCCGAGCGCTGCTGGCGCCTCTACGTGCCGACTGGCCAGTCCGACTACCTCAAGCGCAAGGGCGTCCATGCCTTCGGCCTGCGCTACTCGCCATCCGGCAACGGCACCCTGGCCATCCCCATGCAACGCGATGGCCGCGTCGTCGGCCTGCAGATCATTCGGGGCGCCGAACGCGGAAACAAGCTCGAAAAGCAATACTGGCCGGCCGGCATGGACAAAGTCGGCGCCTACCACCTGATCGGCGGCATTCCCCGCGGCCTGGTCCTCGTCGCCGAAGGCTACGCCACTGCCGCCAGCCTGCACATGGCCACCGGCCTGCCCGTCGCCGTCGCCTTCGATGCCGGCTCGATCATGCCGGTCGTCGCCGACCTCGCCAAAAAATACCGCACCAGCAAGATCCTGATCTGCGCCGACGACGACTATCTGACCCCCGGCAATCCCGGCGTCGAAGCCGCCCGCCTCGCTGCCACCGCCCACCGCGCCGGCTGGTGCAAGCCCGAATTCGCCGAAGAGCGCAGCACCACCAAAAAAGGCCCGACCGACTACAACGACCTGCACAGCCTCGAAGGGCTGCACATTGTCACAGCCCAGATCGAAGCCGCCCTCCGGCAACACGGTTTTTCCCTGCCGGCCGCGCCGGCGATCCTTCCCGGGGGGCAGGGGGAAGCCAGCAGGCCCATTCTCTCCGGCCTGCTCAGCGTCGATGAAGCCTGCGCCCGATTCTCCCTGGTCTACGGCGGCAAAGGCACGCTGTTCGATCACCAGGAACACCTGCTCGTCCCGAAATCTGACGTGATGGACATCATCCCCGACCACGGCTGGCGGGAATGGAAGCTGCGCAGCGACCGTAAGGTCGTCCGCCTCTCCGAAGTCGGCTTCGACCCGGCTGGCACCGACAAAAACATCCGCTGCAACCTCTGGGGCGGCTGGCCAACCGAGCCGAAAAAGGGCGACTGCACGCTGCTAAAGCGGCTGCTTCGCTCCTTATTGCAGTCCGAAGCTAACAGTCCATACCTCTACAACTGGGTGCTGCGCTGGCTGGCCTACCCGCTCCAGCATCGCGGCGCCAAGATGCGCACCGCCCTGATCTTCCACGGCCTGCAGGGCACCGGGAAAAACCTCTTTTTCGAGACCATCATGGCCATCTACGGCGAGTACGGCCGCATCATCGACCAGGCCGCCATCGAATCCCAGTTTAACGACTGGGCCAGCCGCAAGCTCTTCATGATCGCCGACGAAGTCGTCGCCCGGCAGGAGCTCTACCACGTCAAGAACAAGCTCAAATCATTCGTCACCGGCGAATGGATACGCATCAACCCCAAAACCGTCGCCGCCCACGACGAAAAAAACCACTGCAACATCGTCTACCTCTCCAACGAGACCCAGCCGCTCCCCATCGACTCCGACGACCGCCGCCACTTCGTCGTCTGGACCCCGGCAAAGCTCGAAGAAGAAAACTACCATGCCGTCCGCGAAGAGCTGCGCAACGGCGGCCGCGAAGCCCTGCACTACGAACTGCTCAATCTCGACCTCGGCGACTTCGACGAACACACCAAGCCGCCGATGACCCAGGCCAAGGCCGACCTCATCGCCGTCAGCGCCGGCAATGCCCAGCGCTTCGTCAGCGAATGGCTGGGCGGCGACATCTACTTCGATGGCCGCCGGCTGCCCGTCTGCCCCTGCGGCTCGTCCGACCTCTACGCCGCCTACCTCAAATGGTGCCGCGACAACGGCGTCCGCAACCCCCGCGAATCCAACCAGTTCGCCAGCGAAATCGCCAAGCTGCCCGGCTGGTGGCGCGGCCTCAAGGACCGCCTGGAAAACCTCCACGACCCGCGCAGCGCCAAGCGCTGGCGCTTCATCATCCCATCAGCTGACGTCCTCAACGCCGGCGCCCGTCTGCCCGGAGCCACCGACTACCGGAAAACACCCGAAGAAACCGACACCCACTGGCTCAGCGCCTGTTTTTTCGCTTTCCGCGAAGCCCTCGGAGTCCAACAATGACCGAACACCGAACACCGCCCGAACACCGCACCGAACAGGCCGAAACCCGCGCCAATAGGGCAACCGAACAGGCGAACGGGCTATTGTGCGTGTACACGCGAAAAACAACATCACCTCACGTACACGCCACCCGGGAAAACCCACGCGCACAAAAATCCCGCGTGTACACGTATTCCGGTGTACGCCTGTTCGGTTGCCCTGTTCATGCGGGTTTGCGGGTGTTCGCCCCGGTGTTCGGGCGGTGTTCGGCGTTCGCCACGCGCCCGCTCATTCCTTTCCTGTCTTCCAGAAAGGAAAAAAGATGAAAGAAGCCGCCACCCTCGGCAAAAAAGACTTTGCCGAACTTCTCGGCCTGCAGCCGTCCTACATCACCGCCCTGATCAAGGCCGGCCGCGTCGTGCTCGACAGCGAAGGGCGCCACGCCCGCGTCCGGGTCGCCGAATCGCTTGCCCTCATCGAATCAACCACCGCCGGACGCTTCGATGTTGCCCGCCGGCACGCCGCAGCGCGTCGCCAGACGCCGACTGCTGCCGCGTCCGGGGCATCGCCGCGGTCAACGCCGGAAAACGCCCCAAAACGCGATTCTGAAAGCCGGCCCGACGAAAAAGACGAAAAACTCGTCGACGCCAAAACCCGCAAGGAATCCGCCCAGGCCGATCAGGAAGAAATGAAGGCGGCCCAGATGGCCGGCAACCTGATCGCCCGCGACGACGTCGACGCCGCCATGAAATTTCTCGGCGCCGCCGTCCGCGCCGCCATGGAAGTCTTCCCCGACCAGACCGCACCGCTCGTCGTCGCCACCGTCGACCTCAACGAAACCCACGCCACCCTGACCGAAGCCTGCCGCAACGTGCTGGCCGACATCGGGGCGGCCATCCAGCGGCAACAGTCCGCCCTGGCCGAGCGCCTCTGACATGCGCCCGCTGCCGCTCAACCAGACCCACTGCCTCGAAGTCCTGGCTTCCGCGCTCGCCCCGCGGCGCGCCCTGACCGTCAGCCAGTGGGCCGATGCCCACCGCGAGCTATCCGGCAAGCAGGCCGGCGAGCGGGGCCGCTGGCGGACGGCGCGCAACCCCATCCTGCGCGAGATCATGGACGCCATGTCGGCATCCAGTCGCGTCACCGACATCTGGGTCATCAAGTCGTCGCAGGTCGGCGTCACCGAGGCCACCGTCAATTTCCTCGGCTATACCATGGGCCACGCCCCGGCCCCGGTCATGGTCCTCATGCCCACCCTCGACAGCCGCGACGCCTGGAAGGCCCAGAAACTCAACCCGCTGCTCCAGGAAACGCCGGTCATTCGCGATCTGCTCGGCGGCCAGCGCTCGCGTGATGCCGCCAACTCCAAGGACATGATCGATTTCCCCGGCGGCGTGCTGTTTCTGGCCGGCGGCAACAGCCCCAACAGCTACGCCCAGCGCTCGGTCCGCTTCCTGATCATGGACGATCTCGACCGATTCCCGCCCGAAGTCGGCGAGGAGGGCGACCCCGTCGCCCTGGCCAAGGGCCGCACCAAGGCCTTCGCCCGCGCCAAGCGCCTGTTCATCAGCACGCCGACGGTCAAGGGCATGAGCCTGATCGAGCGCGGCCATGCCACCTCGGACCAGCGTCGCTACCACATCCCCTGTCCGCATTGCGGCCACTACCAGCCGCTCGAATGGGGCGGGCCGGAAGCCGCCCACGGCATCAAGTACCTCGCCACCGAAACCGGCCTCACTGCCTGGTACGTCTGCGTCGCCTGCTCGGGCGAAATCCACGAACACCACAAGCCGGCCTTCCTCGCCGCCGGCCGCTGGATCGCCACCCACCCCGAGCGCAGCACCCGCGGCTATCACATCAGCGCCCTCTACGCCCCGATCGGCCTCGGCCCCAGCTGGCGCGAGCTGGTCGAAGAATGGAAAAACGCCGTCAAGTCGCCCGGCACCCTGCGCACCTTCGTCAATACCCACCTTGGCGAATGCTGGGAAGAGCAGGGCGACCAGATCGAACCGGTCGGCCTGCTGGCCCGCCTCGAAGACTACGACGAAAAACCGAAAAGCCTGGCCCGTACCGGCGGCGTCGACGTGCAGAAAGACCGCCTCGAAGCCAGTATCGTCGATTGGGACGCTGGCGAAGAAGCCTGGGTCATGGAGCACCTCATCATCCCCGGCGATACCGCCCAGCCCGAAGTCTGGGGCCGTCTCGATGAAGAACTCAGCCACTGGGCCCCGGAATTCGTAGCCATCGACTCCGGCTACAACACCAGCATGGTCTATGCCTTCGTCGAAAAACGCCGCTGGGCCGTCGCCGTCAAGGGCCGGTCCGGAGGTGGCGTGCCCATCGTCGAAGACGAGAAAGCCCGCCGCCAGCGCCTGCGCCGCCAGCGCAAAAAAGGCATCACCGTCCATCTGGTCGGCGACGACCAGGCCAAGGCCCTGATCTACTCCCGCCTCAAGATCACCGAGCCCGGTCCCGGCTACATCCACTTTCCAAACGACCCCAGCTTCGACGACGAATACTTCGCCCAGCTAACCGCTGAAAAGCTGGTCACCAAGATGCGCGGCACCCGGCCCTACGTCGAATGGGTGCAGACCCGGCCGCGCAACGAAACTCTCGACTGCCTGAAATACAACCTCGCAGCCCTGAGACTGTCCGGCATCGACCTCAAGCTGCGCGCCGCCCGTCAGTACCATCGCCTGGAAGAAACCCCGCCGCCGGTCCCGGCCATGACCATTGCCCAGCCCGATCCGCTGCCGTCCTCGGCTGCCGCCGCCTGGGAAGCCATGATGCGCGCCCGCAAGGAAGCTCGGCGTGGCTGACGACCTGCGCGAGATCATCGATATCGCCCGGCACAGCATGCCCGACGTGCCGGACGAAACATGGTCTCGCCTCGAGCAGATCATCCGCCTCAACTTCGGCGCCCAGCGCGCCTACATCGCCAGCCAGAAAAAAGGCCGTCACCTGGCACTGCTCGAAAGGGCCGGCGAGGAAGACGCCAACAAGATCGCCAGCATGCTCGGGGTCACCGTGCAGCACGCCCGCCGCCTTAAAAAGCTGAGGCAATAGCCACCGGCCTGCCCGGCGAACATTTTTTGCCTATTTTCTTCACCACGGCGCGCCCACACTGCGCCCATGAACGAACCCACCACCTTTCGTGCCGGCGACTCCGCCAGCTGGTCCGAGTCGCTTTCCGATTACCCGGCCAGTGCCGGCTGGTCGCTCAAGTACCGGCTGATCTGGCCGTCCGGCAGCGGAGTCAACCTGACCGCCACCCCGGCCGGCGACGATTTCGAAATCAATCTCGATTCCGCCAATACATCCGCATGGCAGCCCGGCCAGGCCACCCTGGTCAGCTGGGTCGAGAAGGCCCTGGAGCGCATCACCGTCGGCCAAAAAACCGTCACCATCCTGCCCGACCTGACCCAGGCCGTCACCCACGACGGCCGAAGCGCCAACAAGCAGGCCCTCGATGCCGCCGAAGCCGCCCTCGCCGAATACCTCAAGGGCGGCAAAGCCACCGTCGCCGAATACGAGGTCGCCGGCCGCCGCATGAAATTCCGCGACGCCGATCAGATCATTGCCCTGATCAACCACTACAAACCCCTCGTCGCCCGCGAAAACGCTGCCCTTGCCCTGCTGCAGGGCGGCGGCATGCCGGGCCGCGTCTATTACCGGGGCTGACATGCGCCTGCTCGACCGCTTCTTCAAGCCGAAAGAAACCGCCGCCGACCGCGCCGAATGGCTCAATACCACCGTCCGCAACGTCGCCATTTCGGTACAAACCCAGAACCTCGCCGCCCTGCGCACCGCATCGCGCAGTTTCGCCGCTGCCGAGACACCGGCATGGGTCGATAGCTGGCCCAGCTCGTCGGCCTCGATCAATGACGACCTAGCCCGCCAGCTGCCCACCCTGCGCTCCCGCGCCCGCGCCATGTCGCGCAACGACGAATGGGCCATCGGCTACATGCTGCGCCTTGACGATGGCGTCCTCGGCGAAAACGGCATCCCCCTGCAGATGCGCCTCAAAAAACGCGACGGCTCATCCGACACCGACACCAATGCCCGCCTCGAAGCTGCCTTCTACGACTGGGGCCGTGACTGCGAAGTATCCGGCCTCACCTGGCGAGAAGTCGAAAGCCTGGCCCTGGCGGCCGGCCCGGAAGACGGCGAACTGCTCTTCCGCTTCCGCAAGGGCCTGGGCAAGTACGGCATCCAGATCCAGCTGCTCGATCCGGCGCTGATCGATGTTGCCCTGCACCGCGACTGGCAGGGCAACCGCGTCCGCATGGGCATCGAAATCGACGACGACGGTCGGCCGCTGGCCTACTGGATCATGGCCAACCGAAAAGGCGACGAACAGGGTGACGTATTCACCGTCGGCCGCCATGTCCGCATCCCGGCCCGCGAGATCCGCCACTGCTTCCTCAAACGCCACGTCACCCAGTTGCGCGGCTACCCCTGGCTATCCGGTGGCGCCCGTCGCCTGTGGATGCTGCACGACTTCGAAGAAGCCGCCGCCGTCGCCAGTTCCAACGCCGCCAAGCGCCAGGGATTCTTCACCAGCCTCGAAGGCGATGCCCCTCCGGGCTTTGGTGACACCATCATTTCCAGCGTGCTCGAGGCCGCCAAGGCCGCCGGCAAGGTGCTCACCGCCGAAGAAGTCCAGGCCATCACCTCGGCTGCCGAAAAATACGCCACCACCATGCCCGGCCAGTTCGACACCCTGCCGCACGGCTACGACTTCAAGGCCTACGAATCCAAGTGGCCCGATGTCTCGGCCGATGGCTACGTCAAGCAGCAGCTGCGCGGCTGGGCCGCCGCCCGGGGCATGTCCTACGCCACCCTCGGCAACGACATGGAAGCCGTCAACTTCTCGTCGGGCCGCATCGGCATCGGCGGCGAGCGCGAACAGTTCAAACGCATCCAGGGCATCATCGTCAGCTGGCTGCACGAGCAGGTCATCGCCGAGATCATGCCCCATCTGGTACTCGGCACGCCCCGCCTCGACCCCAACAAGGTCGCCGTCTATCAAGCCGCCGTCACCTGGCAACCGCGCCGCTGGCCGGGCATCGATCCGGTCAAGGAGGCCGCCGCCAACGAGACCAACATCAAGAACCGCCTGACCAGCCGCCGCCGCATCATCCTCGAGCGCGGCGAAGACCCCGACGAAGTGTTCGCCGAAATCGAAGCCGAAGAAGTCATCTTCGGCGCCCCGGATGCTGCTGCTGCCCCCAGTGACCCCAACGCCGGCGACCCGCCACCTGCCGAAGCGGCGGCTTAGCGAACATTTTTTGCCTAGTTTTAGAACCCCGACAAACCGAGACTACCCGCCATGAACTCCCCCGCCAAACGCTCCAAGATCGAAGGCACGCTACATCGCATCCTGCCGGCCACGATCACCATCCGCGCCGCTGAGTCGCCCGATGCCGACCCGGCCGAAGGCGAAGCCGGCCTGCTCCGTCTGCACATTTCCGCATCGTCAGAAATTCCCTACCTGCGCGACAGCTGGTGGGACGGCGCCTGGATCGAAACGCTGGGCCACAAGCCGAGCGAGTGCGATCTCAGCCGCTTCTCGTCCGGCGCCGGTGTTGTCCTGGCCAACCATGACCGCTACACCGCTGTCGGCGATACCCCGCTCGCTGCCATCGGCGCCATCGAAGGCGCCACCCTGGGCAACGGGCGTATGGAGGTCGATATCGTCCTCAGCCGCCGAGAAGCCCTCGCCGATCTGCGCCAGGACATTGCCGACGGTCTCGTCCGCAACGTCTCCATCGGCTACCTGATCAACGAGCGCGTCCTCACCCGGCAGGGAAAGGACGGCGAAGCCGACGAGTACCGCGTCACCAACTGGATGCCCTACGAAGTCAGCCTGGTCGACATACCGGCCGACGCCACCGTCGGCCTCGGCCGCAGCCTCGATGCCCCCGACCCCAAGAATCCCCAGTCCCGCTATCGCGTGATTGACCTCGATGCCCCAGCCGCTGGGGAATCACAACAACCCTCCAAAGGAGAACGCAGCATGACTCAAGAAGTCACCACCCCGGCGGCCACCACCACCGCCAACGTTCAAGTCACCGGCCCGGACCCGATCGTCGCCGAGCGCAGCCGCGTTCGTGACATCGCCGCCATCGGCCGCCAGTTCAACATGGTCGAGCTGGCCGACCAGCACGCCGAATCCGGCACCTCGTCCGACGCCTTCCGCGCCCTGGTCCTCTCCAAGCTCAAGGACAACGGCCAGTTGCGCCTCGCCGAATCGCCGGAAATCGGCATGTCGGAAAACGAAGTACAGTCCTACTCGTTCTGTCGCGCCTTCCTGGCCGCCCAGGACCCGCTCAACGCCGCCAAGATCGCGCCGTTCGAGATGGAATGCTCGCGCGCCGCCCAGGACAAGCGCGACACCTCCGACGCTCGCGTCAAGGAACGCGAAGCCGCCATCACCCTGCCGTCCGACGTGCTCGGCCGCGGCATGGTCGTGCACCAGAAAGACGCCGCCGGCGTCGTGCGCAGCCTGATGCAACTGGTCTCCCGTTCCGGCGCTGCCACCCAGGCCTACTTCCGTGACCTGGTCGCCGGCACGCCGACCGCCGGCGGCAACGTCGTCGCCACCGAACTGCTCGGCTCCAGCTTCATCGATCTGCTGCGCAATTCGATGATCCTCGACCGCCTGGGCGTCACCGTCCTCAACGACCTCAGCGGCAACATCGCCATCCCCAGCCAGACCGGTGCTGCTACGTCCTACTGGGTGGCTGAAGGCGGCGCCCCGACCGAGACGCAACAGACCATCGGCCAGATGCCCTTGACGCCGAAAACCATCGGCGCCTTCACCGACTTCACCCGCCGCCTGCTGCTGCAAGCTTCTATCGCCGTCGAACTCTTCGTCCGCATGGACCTCGCCCGCGTCCTCGCCCTCGGCCTGCAGGACGGCGCCTTCAACGGCACCGGCGCCAGCAACCAGCCGACCGGCCTGGCCAACATCGCCGGCATCGGCTCGGTCGCCATGGGCACCAACGGCGGCGCCCCGACCTACGACATGGCCGTCGATCTGGAAACCGCCGTGGCCAACGCCAATGCCGACATCGGCAACCTGGCCTATGTCACCAACTCCAAGGTCCGCGGCAAGCTACGCAAGACGCAGGTATTCACCGGCACCAACGGCGCCCCGGTGTGGACCTCCGGCCGCGAACGCGGCATCGGCGAAGTCCTCGGCTACGACGCCTACGTCACCAACACCGTGCCCTCCAACCTGACCAAGGGCAGCGCCTCCGGCGTCTGCTCGGCCGCCTTCTTCGGCAACTGGTCCGACCTGGTCATGGGCCTGTGGGGCGGCGTCGATCTGATGCTCGATCCGTATGCCAACGCCACCAGCGGCGGCAAGCGCGTCATCGCCCTGCAGGATGTCGATTTCAACGTCCGCAACGTCGCCTCCTTCGCCGTCGTCAAGGACATCCTGACCACCTGATAACCC